CCGGCTGCGCGCCACAATTGATGACACTCGTCGAGCCGTCGAAATGCTCGCCGTAGCGAAATGCGAGTTGTCGCGGGATCAGGATCATCAGGCGACCCGGTAATTCACGCCCATGAAAGTGAACACGTGATTCCCGGCAGTCGCATGCAGATTGGCCCCGGTGTTATGCGCCAAGAACAAGCCCCAAAACGGCGGCAGACATTGCAAACCGAGCGCCGCCGCGACGCTGAATATTTTCAAGTAATAGCCAATATTTGACGTGTTCGCATCGACCAGCGCCGACGCTGCCGCGCCTTGAAACAAGGTGGCGAGTACACCCGCCGACGTGATTGTCTCCGCACTATCGGTGCCGTCGAGCACGTCGACCGCCGTCGTCGCCAGCGAGACGAATGAGCCCCACACGTACAGATTGATATTCGTGTTCGCCGTGGGCGTCGTGCCGACAGTGACAAGCCCCTGCACGATCGCGTCGACGTACTTGGTCGACGTGTTGTCGATCTGCGTCGACTCCCGGCCCGCCAGAAACGTCGATGACGTGGCGAGACTCGCGGGCGAGATCGTGATCGTCGTCGGCGATGCACCGGCGTATAGAACGCTGAGATCGGACATAGCGCTATGACTCCGGGGTCAGATCGGGGCGCAGCTCGAAGAACTTCGCGCGCGGCATGACTTCGACGTCCATGCCCGGATCGGTTTCCTTGTTGCGTTTATCCTGTTCAACTTGCCATTCATGCGCCGCTGTTTGCGCGGTGACGGCATCATCGTAGCCCGACAGAAACTTGTACTTCGCGCGCGCACCCGCCGTGACGCCGACGACGAAAAATGCCGCGCTCATGTTGCTGTTGCGCTCGATCGATGCGCTCATAGCCGTCCCTTCATGTTCAACGTCAACGCGATGCGCCACGCAGCCCACGCCGCCTGCATCTGCATCCAAAGATAAGACGGGCGTGCGATTAGCGGCTTCATTGGTAGCGATACGCCCACGTGCGAAAGCCTGACGCGTAATCGGTGAGAATGATGAAGACGTTATTCACCGGATCGTAGTCGAGCGAATGATGCGCGACGGTGCCGATCGCGCCGCCGACGGGCGACGTCTGCATAACCCGCGACGTCCACAGCTTTGCCGCCGGATCGTAGGCGTAGAACAGACCGTTACGCACGCACCCGCCGATGACCTTGTTCTTCGAGTCATAGGCGAAGCCCGTCTCGATCAGCGCCGGGAGCGATCCGCTCATGCCGCCGACTTGCGCGATCGACGACGCGGCGAGATTCGTGCGATCGAGCGTTACCTCGAACACGGCAAGCCCGCCCGCGACGGTGCCGTTCGAGATCAGATAGAACTTCTGAGTCGGCGGGAAGTAGATCAGGTTATTCGCATACCCGATGTTGCTCGGCGCAGCGCCGCCTGCGGTGATCGTGTCCGTCGCCGGATCGTAAAGCCACACGCGCCCCGGCGCGATGTTGTCGGTGTAGCCGACGACGACGATCTTCTTCGTGAGCGGATCGAATGCCGCCGCCGAAGCGTAATACCACGGGATCGCGAGCTTGGAATAAACCCATGCGCCGGAAGCGAAATCGAAGCGCGCGATGCGCGGCTGCGACGCGCCAGCGCCGCCGAGAATGCCGCCGCTGCCGCAACCTTCGACGCCGTTCAGCCCGCCGCTCGTCATGACGAAGAAGCTGCGCCCGCCACTCGATTCGCCGACGACGAGCATGTCATACGTATGTCGCGCGATCGGATGGTTCGAGCTGATCCAACGCATCGCGCTAAGATCGGCATTCGCGAGCACTTGCTGCGCGCACGGCGTCGACGGGTACAGGCTCCCCCACTTCAGAGACGTGCAGTCGAAGACCCCGATGTCGGTGCGCGTGGTCGACGCATGCCCGCCGCCGAATTGCAGCATGCGCCCGTTGTATGGATCGTAGGCAAAGCCGCTGTACTCCGAGATACGTTCGCACCCGGCGGGATTGTCGGCGGGCTGCGCGCACGTGTAGCGCCCGAGATCGAGCGCGGTGTTCGCGGGCAAGTTCGCAAGCGTGGGCGTCGGCGCGGGTGCCGGTGTCGCGCTGCCGCTCGGATCGGCGATCCGCACCTTCGAGATAATCAGGTCGTCATACCACACCTGCCCCAAGCCATGCGCCTGTGCGGGGTCTTTGTTGCTCATGTACGGGAATAGATACACCTTGCCAAAGCGCTGATCTTCGCTGTCTGCGCCACGCCACAACGGAGCGTATCCGGGCACGCCCGGCTTCCAGTCGACGAGCAGCTGCGATGGCTGTCCTTCGCGCGCCGCCCACAGGCGCACGGTTGAATTGAGCCATACCGGGATCACGCTGCCGCCCGCGCCGATCACGGTGCCCTTCGCGCCGAGCTGAATGCCGAGCTGAAAGGTAATCCATTCGTTCGCGAGCATCGTCCAGCAGCCCGGATTGTCTGCGCCGGGCGCGAGCGCGGCGAGCTTCGAGTACAGGCAGAACGGCGACGGCATCGCATTTTGATGCTTGACGTCGAGCGGTGTTGCGACGTCCTCGAACAGATTCGCGGTTGCGCCGTCGAAGTAGCGATACACGATCGGATAGCGATGCTGAATGTAGCTTTGCACGACGACTTTCAGATCGCTGCTCGAATAGTATTTCGTGATTCCCCACGAGTCAGGATTCACCCCGCCGAACACGTCACCCGCGACGACGTCGAAGAACTTGATGCCCCCCTGCGGCGCGCCGCCGATCTGTTGGAATAGCGTTTGCGCCATGACGTCATTCCAGCGCACGCGCACCTGAACATAGAACTCGCTGTTTTCTCCGAAGCGCGTCGCAAGATCAGGCGAGAAGTTCGCGAGCCATTCGCCGCCCGCGTTCGCCGTCGTGTTCGATGGCAGATCGAAGCGCAAGCTGCCCGCGCCCGAGCACTTGATGCTCGTGTCGATGACCGGACGCCGCAGCCCGTCATTGCTCGGATTCGCGATGTAGTTTTCGTCAAAGCCGCCTGCGATCTGTGCGGCGCTGTCGAAGTCAAACCAGCGCACGACACCCGGCGCGGTCTTGCGCGTATCGAAGTCGGACGGCGGCAGCGATGGCGGCGGCGCGCTCGGCGCGATCGACTGCACGACAGTTTTTGCCGTGGCGATCTTGGCGAGCACGGATGCTTTATCGGACATGATCAGATCGCGACGATATTCGCGGCCCAAATCCAGCCGTCGACGCCGCTGTCGAAGTCAACCCACCATCCGCCATTGACGAGCCCGGGTGCTACGATCTTGCCCGTCGCGCCGAGCGGCTGCGTGCCGCTGACTTGCGCGCTCGGATCGGCGATTCCACGGATCGCAGCTGACGGCGACTTCGTCACCTTGCAGCGCGCGCCGACGGCGAGCACTGGCGGCGGCGCGGCAACGCCGATGCCCTGCACTTCCAATGCAGCAGCATCGAGCTTCGCGGCGACTGAAGTCAGATCGGACACGTCAAAAGGTGCCCGCTGCTGCCAACACCCCCGAGCCCGCGCGCTTGGCGTCGTCGTCGTCCTGATCCTGTTTCGCGGCGATCTTCATCTTGTCGATCGCCGCCTGTCGCGCGTCGCGCTCGCCGGTCAGCGTCACGACTTGCCCTTGCAGTGTGGTGAGCTGTCCCTGCAACGTCGCGATCTGCGTTTGCAGCGATCCCACGGACGCGAGCTGCGCGGACAGCTTGACGATCGGACCCGATACCGGCCCGGCGTTGCCATCGAGCGCCGCCTGATCGAGATCGTCGACCGCTGCGATGATGGCTGCGCGACCGGATAGATAATCGGACATGCGTTTTCCTTCGCGAATTGACTTGCTGCACAAAGGCGCGCCGCGTTGCCTTGCGGCGCGCTTGACTTCTCCCCTCGTCCGGTGTCGGCGAGTGTTAGGTGCGCTTGCCTTTCATCAGCGTCTTCGGGCGCGTGCAGAAGGAGATCATGTTGCTCTGCATTTCCAGATTCACGCCTTTGTCGTTCGGCATGAGAAACTGCTTCGCGTAACGCGGCAAGCCGACGGTGTTGACGGTCTCCATGTAATCCGCCGGTCCGAACTTCGTTTGGAACAGATCGGGCGCGCCCATCGGGAAAATATGACATTTGTCGGTGTCGACGATCTTCGACCCGTTCACGGTGCCCTTGTAGTTTTCCCACACGATGCCGCCGAACTCGAATGCGCCGTAGACTTTCTGCTCATTGTTCGGGTAGACGTAGCCATTGCGAAGCACTGCCGCCATGTCATACCCGAGATAACTCGCGCGAACTTCGACGTGCCCCAGCAGATCATCGAAGAAGGCATCGCCGCAGATCGCATGCACGCCGAAGAACGCTTCGCCGCCCATGTTGTCGGCGATCTTGCGCGTGACGCCAGCGCATACCTTGCGCAGCGCGCCGGAAGCAGGCGTCGCGTTGTCGAGATCGAAGTCAACTTCGGCTTCCTGCGTGACGCCGAACAGCGTGAACAGATCGAGCAGCGTTGTCGTGTCACCGTTCAGGATCACGCCCTTCAGCGCGCCGACGCGCTGATATTCGAGCGTGAGATCGAAGTCGCGCGCATGCTTGGCAAGCCGCGCTTGAATGACGTTCTGCAACGTCTCGACGCTCTGCTCTTGCCCGAATTCGCGAATGCCCTGCACTTCATCCGCATAGACGCCGTCATTGCGCTGATAGTGCGGGATCATGATCGGACGGATCACGCGCTTCTCTTTGTCGACGGTGTCGCCGACGCCGCCGCGTGGCGACGGATTGATGATAGTCAGCACGCCGTTGCGTTCCTCGATCATCATCGTGAGCGTCGTCACGCCTGACGGATTCCAGTTGATCAGCTGCCCGGCGCGCCCCGGTACGAATGGCTCCTTGTTGATAGCCATCGTGAGCGACGTCATGTTGAAAGCGTTGTTCGTCTGGAAGACATCGAGCATGGTGCCAGCGAACAGCAGCGGGGCTGCGGCAAGCGCGTGCGGATCGATGTAACCCGGGAAGGCCAGAGTGAGCGCGACGAGCGCGAACACTGCGACCGCTTGCAGCAAGCTGCGTTTGTGCGTCTTGACGAAGTTCATTTTGCCTGTGCTCCTGTCGTGTCGTGGGGTGAGAGTTGAAAGATCAGCGAACTTGAATGTCGAGAGCTTCGAGTTCGACGATCCCGGCATCGATTTCGAGATCGCTCTCTGCGCCCCAATCAAGGCAATTCCCGTTGACTTCCGCGTCGCGGGCGATGATCGCAGCTTCGACGTCGCCGCCGCTCGCGTCGCATGCGCCGATCAGGATGCCTGCCGCAGTCTCGCTGCCGTCGCCCGCACCCTGATTGATCGCCGTGTATTTCCCGCCGCTGCTGATCTTGCCGAGCACCTGCCCCGGTCCCAAGACCTGACCGGAAACGATCGTGACGTTTTCGCGCGAGCGCTGACCGTTCGCTTCGCTCATGATGAATTCGCCCGCATGCCGACCTTCGGTGATCGAGCCGAGCAGCGCGACTGCGCCGAGCACTTCGGCGCTGACGTACTGCGGAAACGCGAGCGCCGCGCCGACGAGCGCGAACAGCGCCGCCGCTTGAATCAGGCTGCGCTTATTGCTTTTCAGAAACGTGTTCATAGCGTGCAATCTCCTGTCTATGGGTAAGCGTGTGAAATAGGATGGCGCGGTTTTTGGGTTGGCGCGGTTTTACTTGACGACCGTCAAGCCCGTCTGCATGCGCGCATAGATGCCGCGCGTGTCGACTTTCGGCTGCTGCTCGTCGCCATCCTTCTGCGGATTGTCCGGTCCCGCCTTCGGGTTGAGCGCGCGCATTTTCGCGTCGAGCGGGTTGATGTTCTTCTCGACTTCCGATGCGGCTTTGCCGAGCAGCGCTTGCGCTTCGGCGGCTGACATCGTCGTCTCGAATGCCAGATGCGCGGCGAGCACCGGGCGCGTCTTCGCGGCATCGCATTGCGTGATTGCGCGCACGCGTTCGGTTGCCGCTTTCGCTGCATTGGCGTCGACCTCTTTCGCCGCCGCGCTCATCGCTTCATTCGTCGCCGCTGCCTTGCCTTCGGCGACGCCTTCGGCCTTCGCTTTCGCGATCGCGGCTTCGTGCTCTGCTTGCGTGATTGCCGCGTTCGATGGCGCGGCGGGATTTTCCTTCGACATAGCTGCTCCTTTGGGGTTGATGTCGTCGTGTTGCGCGAGATCGGCCGCGCGGCCGTAACTCCATTTCTGCTTAATCTTCCCGGCGTTCAGATCGTCCGTCATCATCTGCACGACATCGCCGAGAGTCGCGATCTCGTCGGCGAGCTGCATGCCGACAGCGTCCTGAATTGAATAAATACCGGCTTCGGTGTCGCGCACGGCTTGCTCGTCGATCTTGCGTGCATTGGCGACGTGCTCGGTGAACATCGCATAGACTTGATCGACGCGCGTTTGCGCGGTTGCGCGCGCCGGTTCGGAGAGCGGCGCGAAGCTCGCGAGATCGATCTTGCGCGCCCCCGCGAAGATCGGCGTATAGACGAGCCCGGCCTTTTCGATCTGCTTGCTGCGATCGACGTGCAGGAAGACAACGCCGATGCTGCCAAGCATGCCGGTCGTCGGCGCGAAGATTTTGCCCGCCGATGACGCGAGCCAATACGCGGCGCTCATCGCGATCTCATTGGCGTGCGCCCATACTGGCTTTTCCGAGTCGGCGACGATTCCGGCGAGTTCGAGCAGTCCCGCCACTTCGCCGCCGGGTGAGTCGACTTCGAGCACGATGCCGCGCACGCCCGGATCGCGCTGAGCTGCGGTGAGCTGCCCGCCGATCCGGTTGTATCCGGTCATTCCTGACAGCGCATCGAGCCCGTCGGCGCGCTGCATCAGCGAGCCGTGTACCTGAAGCACGGCGATCCCGCCGCTGCTCATGAAATACCCGCCATCGGTGCGGCGCAGCGACAGCGACGACGCGAGATCGATGCGCGGCGGCGGCTCGAACGGCGGCAGCTCTTTCGAGCGACCTTCGACGAACGCCGTGAACACTGCGGCGAGCGTCTCCGCTTTCTCCTGCGTGCAGAGCAGCGGAGTGTTGAACAGGCGCGCGGCGAGACGATCGTAGCTCATGCGAGAGCGCTCTCGGAAAAAGCTCCCGGCTCGCGCCGGGAGAAGCCGATGCGCCGTGGAGGATAGGCGGCGCACCGTGTCACGGTAACAAGTCGGCTCATGCGTTTGCCTGCTGCGGTGTCGGCGTGTTCGGCACGTCGCTTGCATAGGGCTGCTGCGAGCGCCCCATCGGCGCAACCGGCGGCAGCTCCAAACGCTTGCGCTCGTCGGCTTCGCGCTTGATCTGCGCGAGCGTTTCGCGCCAATCGCGCCCCTGCTCGGCGCATTCGTCTTCGAGTGTCGAGAAGCCGTGCTCGATGCGGATCGCCGCAGCTTCGGCTTCCTTCACCGGATCAACCCATCCACGCCCCGGGCCGATCCACTTACAGCGTTGATACGCCCATCGGTTCGCGTAGAACTCAGCGGGTGTCACGTCGAGCTTCCCGGCGTTGACGAGTTCTTCCATGAATAGCCACGAGATCGGATCGCACCATTGCGTTCCGAGCCAATCGCGGCGACGGTTGAATGAGCGCCACGCTTCGAGCATCGCGGCGCGCGCGCTCGAATAGTTCGTTTTGCTGAAGTCCTTCATCAGCAATTCATACGGAATGTCGAGCGCGACGCCGATGATCCGATATATATTCTCGACGAACGCGCCGAAGCCGCTCGCCGGGCGCTGCGGCAGAAAGCTCGCCGCCTTGTCGCCCGGGAACAGCGAGATCGCCTGCCCTGCTTGCAGTGACACGGCATTCTCGGTGCGCATCTTCTGATACGCTTCCATGACGTCTGTCGTGCCATCCGCCGCGAACATTTCCATAATCTGCTCGTGGCTCATCGGTGACTCGATCACGAGCGAGATCATCGCGTTGACGACCGCCGCCATGATCTCTGCGTTCGTGTAGCGATCGAGCTGCTTGAATTGCGGCAGCACGCTCGATAGCAACGGCTTGCCGGTCGACTGTCCCGAGCGTTCGGGATCGAAGCCGTGAATCACGCGCAGCCGACCGTGATCGGTGTAGCGGGTGACGTACTCCCACCCGATGCTATCGGCGTCCGCATAGGCGTCGCCCGGATGCGTCTTTTTGATGTAATACCCGATCGGTGCGCCGAACTCGTCGAACTTGATGCCGTTACGCAGGCGCGCGGTTTCCAGTATCCCGCCGGGTGACGACAGGCGATCGACTTCGACCGGCTGAATCTTCGTGGCGAAGCCGTCGCCGCGATCGGGAAGCCACAGCGGAAGCGCCAGATACGCACCGTTGAGAATCTGCGCGCGGAATTGCATGGCGGTCATCTGATCGCCGGTCATGGAGTCGCCCGCGTGACAAGCCGTCGACCACCACCATGAATGATAGAGATACTCGTACAGCTCGGCGAACTCGTCGGCCCATTCCTTCGTTTTGCCGAGCACTTTCCAGTTCGGGCGCGATGACAGGCGCAACCCGGTGCCGACGACGTTGTCGACGAGCGTCTGCACGCCACCTTTCGCGACACCGTGATTGCGATCGATGTCGCGCGAGCGCACGATCAGATTGCGCAGATCGCGCAACAGATCGGAATCTGCCGAGCCCTGTCGCGGCATCCATGCGCGCACGTCCGACGCGCGCGTCGATGCGCCATGATGCGCGACGTCGGGAGCGTTACTCATGCCTGCGGCTGCGCTGAGATTGAGAGCGCTCTCGACGTTCGGCTTCAGCTTGACGCGCGGCTTCATGCGAGCGCCTGCTTCTGTAGCGCGGCTTCGGCTTGCGCTTGCGCCCATTGCGCCGCCAGCTCAGCCGACTTTTCGTCGGTGACGACGATCGGACACACGCCTAGATCGACGACGTTCATGCGCTCACCATCCTTTCGGCTCGATCGTGAAGCCGCGACTGCGCCCGCGTACTCCGTTGCAGGCGTCGACGACAGCCTGCTTCTGGCGAATCAGCTCTTTGAGCGCTTCGACGTTGCCTGCCGCGTAATAGTCGAGCCCCTTGTCGCCGTCGCGTTGACTGATCACGCGCGTCCCGGTGAGCAGCTCGGCGAGCGCAGCTTCGTACTTCGCGAGATCGAGCGCAGCCTGTGCGCATGCGGTCGTCGTCATAACTCCGTCGTCCGTGTCGTTGCGCGCGTGGGGAAGAAGCCGCTGCGGGTGCGGATCGGGACCGTGCCCGCCGCGCCTGCGTCGACCTTCACCGGGCGTGCGTCGGCGGGTTGATACAGCTGTTCCAACCGAACATAGTCGGCTTCGCGCATGCGATGCACAGCGACCGAATGGTGCATCGACGCAGCTCGCGCATAGTTGAACGTGTCGAGCGCTTCGTTGCGGTGATAGTTCGCGCGCGCGATCCATCCGCCATGCTTCGGATCGAACGTCTCGGCGGTGAGCTGGCGAAAATAATCTTCTTCGAGCGCTTTCGAGAAAGTGATGTGCCAATTGGCAATCGTCGCCGGAAGCGCCGGGCCGTCATCATCAGGATCGCCCGCGTCGCTGCGCAGACACTCGTACAACCAATGTTTGAGCGTCGACACGCCGAGCACGTACAGCTCCGCGCCGAAGCGCCGGTTATCCGTCTTGCCGCCGAACTTCTTCACGTCGGGATAGCTCGGCTTGCCGATCGCCGCACGCGTGGCAACCGTCGAGCCGCGACAGGCGAAGATATGACGCGCCTTGCGTGAGCGCGTGAAGCCGAGCACGACGTCGGGCAGATAGCCTGCGTCGATCATCGAGCAGGCGATGCGCATCTTCACGCCGAACGCGTTGTCGATCTCTTGCGCGAGATAGTCATCGAGCGCTTTCCAGCACGGATCATCGAGCTTCGTCGTGTCGCCCGGATGCACGACTTTGTCGATGACCGTGATCCGCTCATTGCGACCGAAGCCGAGAATCTGCGTTTCGAGTCGATCGAGCTGCACGTCGGTCCCGCTCGTGAGCGTGAGCACGCCCGGCGGAATCGTCAGCAGCTTGTACGGCTGCGCGCGCCGCTGCACTTGCTGCCACTCGACCTTGATCTTCTCGCCCTTGTGCACTTCGCCCAAGCGCGTATTCGCGAACACCTGAAGCCGCGCCTGCGATCCTTTCGCGCGTTCATACGCCGCAGCGTGCTTTGCCCACGAGTCCCCGAGCCCGATCGGTGTATAAAGTCCGTTCACGTGAAAGCCTTTGACGTCCGTCTCTCGCTCCGGGTGCGTCGAGCACCATGAGCCACCGGCCAGCATTTCGGTTTTGTGGCGTCCTTCTTCGATCGATTTGGCGCAGTCTTCGTGTTCGCATTCGTACACAGCGCCGCTCGGCTTGCCCGGCGTCCATTTGAGCTGAGCAAAGCGAAGGTACTGCGCATGCCCGCAATGCGGACACGGCACATAAAAGCGATCCATCGTCGACGACAACCAGAGCGGCCAGATGCGCGACGTGTCCGCATCCGTCGGGGTTGAGTTCACAAACGCCTTGCTGCGCGCGAACGTCGCCAACCGGCGCAGCGCCAGCTCAACCGGATCGCCTTCGCCTTCGAGCACTGGCGGCATCCGATCGACTTCTTCGAGCAGCAGATTCGCAACGGATACCATCGCGACATCGTCGCTGATGTTCGCCGAGCCGGTCATCAGCACGCCGCCGGGATAGTGTTTCTCCGAGAGCGTGTTGCCTGCGTTGGCGCGCCGCCCGAGCGGGATCAACCCACGCAGCACGCGCGACTCCGCGATCATCGGATCGAGCTTTGTGCGCACCCACTTGCGCGCAACCTTATCCGTCGGGAACAGTGCTAAAAACGGTTGCGGCGCTTGATGCACCGTGCTGCCGATCCAGTTGAGTCCGCATTCGCTCTTGCCGACTTGCGACGAAGCCACAAACACGACGATCGGTGCCGGGTGCCGCGCATCGAGCGCATCCATGACAGCGGCGAGAAACGGGATTCGCTCATTGCGCCACTGCCCCGGCTCGGCGGATGACTTGCTCGACAGCCTGCGATGCTCATCCGCCCATGCCGAGATCGAGCGCAGCACTGGCGGCGCGATGATCCGCGCCAGCGTTTGCAGTCCTGCCACGTATCCGCTTGGGCCGTCGAATGGCATCGGCTCGCCTATTGCCTTGTTTGCTGCGTGTCGCTGAGCGCGTTCGCGATCATCTGCTGCAACGTGTCAGCGATGCTTTGCCGGATCGCGGCGACGGCTGCGTCGATCGTGTTCTGCACCTTGCGCGCGTCGCTCTCGCCTGCGATCTTCGGCGCAAGGCGCGGCGCGAGCGTGTCGAACGCTGCGAGGATCGGCCCGAGAGCATCAGCCAGCGCCTTGTCATAGGCGTCTTTCTCGACAAGCTCGCCGATCCGCTGCCGGTACTCGACTTCTTCCGTCTTGGCGCGATAACCCTCGCGCAGCGTGCGCACAGCTGCGTAGCTGTCGCTTGCCCCGCCCGGCGCAGTGCCGCCTTCTGCGCCGGGTGCGCGACTCCCTTGCAGGGTATTTGGAATGCTGCCGTCGCTCTTGCCCTTCTTCCCGCCGCGCGCCGGATCACGCGAAGCTGCGAGCATGCGATCGGACGCGTCGCGGTCGACCTTGCCGTCGACGATCACGATCCGATTCGCGTTCGTCCAGTGCGAAACCATCGCGCCGGTAACGCCGCGATGCCGCGCATAGTCGGCCTTCGAGATCAGCGTCGGCGTCGCTTCGTCGGGCACGATTAAGCGATCTCGGAAAACGGGAGCTGAGCGAAAACCGGGGTGCTTACGCC